GGGTGAAATGCGAGCAGACTTTGAAATTGCTGCAATGATAATCGTGACCAAGGCCAGCGACTGGTCGAGTGGCGACTATTGTTCTGTTAGGCCAGACGACGATGAGCGTATCGATCGCGAGGACTGCGGCAAGTCGCTCATGCACAAAGTTAGCTGTTATCTTTGCGCGACAGAGGTGCAAAAATATTTCTGGCTGCGTAAAAAATATATCTCATCGGTTATCCAAAACACTAAAGACAGGAGTATCTGGGTATGGGCCACGCCATCATCTAAGCAGTGGAGAGGGAGGCCGTCATGACTTTCGAAATTTTTCTAATCATCGCGGTCATTGTTTACATGCAAATCATTTTCAAAAGGACAGACGATGACAAATAAGATTTATTTTTTGGTTTTGTTTGCGGCATTGGCTTGCAGCACTGAGAAAAAACAAACCGAAAATGAACCAGAAAAACCAGTTGAACATCTACCGCCAGTCGTTGTGACCATGCCCGCTCCGGCAACTAGCAACATAGTTGTGAAGCAACAATTCATGATTTTCCACAACTTAAAAAGGTGTTGGCATGATGCCCCGCGACTTACTTGGGACGAAGGCTTGGCGCAAGCTGCCGCACGGGACGCTGCGACGTGCTTGCTTACAACGACGAACGCTGGCGACTCGATTGCTTACGGTCAATCCTTGGGACAGATCAAGGCGCAAGATAATTGGTATTTGGAATTTTTGACCTATCCCTATGGCAAGGACAGCTACCCAGACACCGTTGGAAATTTTGCGCGCATGGTTTGGCAAGATTCAAGGACGTTCGGCTGTGCTGTGACCAAGTGCGGCGGCGAAGATGTTTACTACTGTAAATACTCGCCGCAGGCAGACCCAGATCACGCGCAGGGGAAGGTAAAATTCTTGAAACCAAGCTTCTTGAAGTGCAGCGGCACCAACTAAAAAAAACGTGGCGCTGCGAACCGCCACGTTTTTTCACCCCTAGCCTTAACCAAATCGTTATAGCCGGAGACCTCTCATGTGGCAACTAGATCGTGCGTGCGAACGCCTCAACCGCATCACCTGCAAGCCGCTTAATCGTGTCGAGGACGATGGCAAGGCGAACATTGGCCACTACTACTGGCAGTCGCACGCGGGCGGTTTCGCTTTGTGCCAAGTCACGCGGCGCGACGGCGCGTGGAGTGAGTTACTTCACGCACCGACGGGCGAGCGGCTATACTCGCTGGTTTACGCTTTTGCTAAAGGCGTTGAGGCGGCTCGCTTTCATTGAGTCGAGAAATTTGGTCCCACCCAAAAGTCACAACCATTTTAAATCATTGAATTAATTTGAAGAGCGCTTTTTCATTTACGCTTTTGTGAAAACGCATTATAATGTCGCCGATGGACCAACCTGCATGGAAAAAATGGCGACAGCAAGGACTCGGCGCAAGCGATGCACCGATCGTTATGGGCGTGTCGCCGTGGACAACGCGCTATCAGTTGTGGTGTGATAAAACTGGGCGCGTAACCAAGGACGACGGCGACAACTGGGCCACCGAGCGTGGTAACCGTCTAGAGCCAATGGCGCGAGCCGACTACGAGTTGCGCTTCGGTCGCGAGATGCCGGTGGTTTTGGCTGAGCATAGGGACTATCCTTTTTTGCGAGCCAGCCTTGACGGTTTCGGCGAAGGCATCGTGCTGGAGATTAAGTGTCCTGGCGAGGCTGATCATAAGTTAGCCATGTCTGGTAGCGTCCCGGGCAAATACTATCCGCAGCTTCAACACCAGTTGCTCGTGACGGGCGCTCGTTGTGCGCATTACTATTCGTTCGACGGTCAGCGTACGGCGTTGGTCGAGGTTGCACCGGATCATTCATATATGGAGATCCTACTAGGAGAGCTTATAGCTTTTTGGGAGTTGGTTCAGACCGAGCAGCCACCCGAAAAGACCGACGGCGACTATAAGCCGCTGCGCTTCAAGGGCGCGGCGCAGTTAGAGCGCGACTATCTTGCTGGCGCAGTCGAGGCTGACGCAGTGTTATCAAAAATACCTGATAAATCCTTGGCATATCGCCTGGGATCTTTACGTATAGAAGGGGACCAAATTGTCGTTAGATCAAAGATTAGTGAGTGCGGCGTCTAAATTTACTTCTCTCACACAGTGGGCCAAGTCCGATCGAGTGACCTATCAAATGGCGCTAGATATGGAGGTGCATCGTAAAATAGGCGAGCACCTTGGATGGGAAATGCAGGATAGGCGGAGGTCGAAAAAAATCGATGACGCTGATTTTGAAATTGCAAAATTTCTTATTCAACATAATGCGCCTCGGGATCTTGTAGTCATAGCAATGGAGAGGCTGAAGTGATTTGGTTCAGCCTAGATTGGCTTGACATTAGTGTGTTGTCGTTACTGTTTTTAATAGAATTTCATTGGATTAGGGCCATTTTACATGCTTTCTAAAATCACAAAAGGCGTCATATCTCAGCCTCATTTGATCATGTTGACCGGCGTTGACGGCATCGGCAAAACGACGTTCGCGGCCAGTGCGCCTGCGCCCATTTTTCTTGGGCCAGAGTCGGGATCAAACCAACTTGATGTGACGCGGTTTCCTGCGCCGCAAACTTGGGATCAAGTGCTGCAAGCGGTGCGCGAGCTTACGACCGAGCCGCACGAGCTTCAAACCCTCGTGATCGACTCGGTTGACTGGTTGGAGCCGATTCTGTTTGAGTCGATTTGCTCGGACGCATCGGTTGCCAACATTGAAAAGGTGGACGGCGGCTATGGCAAGGGCTATGTCGAGGCCGTGCGGCGTTGGAAAGAGCTGATCGGTATGCTCACGACCCTGCGCGAAAAGCGCAAAATGAACGTGATACTGATCGGCCACGTTGAGGTGGCCAAGCACTCCGACCCGACGCTCGGTGTTGATTATGATCGCTACGCTCTCAAACTGAATAAGAAGGCGGCGGCGATTCTTCGCGAGTTTGTCGATGCTGTCTTGTTCTGCAAATATGAGACATTCACGAAGCGCGACGGTCAAAAGCATCGTGCGGTTGGCGACGGAGCGCGCGTCATGTTTACCGAATGGCGTCCGGCGTTTGACGCAAAGAATCGTTTTGGTTTGCCCTTCAAAATGGCCCTGAGTTGGACCGAGTACGACGCGGCGATCAAGAAACCAGCAAGCAAATCTTTGGATGAGATCCACGCGGAGCTAAAAGAATTGGTGGCACAGATCGGCGACGATGTGCTGCGCAAGGTGGTGGTCGAGAGCGTGACGAAGGCGGGGGATGATCTGGTCAAACTGACGGCGATCAAGAATCGAGTGAAGGTGAGGCTTGGAGAATGAAAAAGTTAATTATATGACAGATAAAATCGAGCGCATCGAAGCGCGTATTGAAATGTTAGAGGAAGTGATCAAGGATTTAAAGTCACAGTTAAATGACCTTTATATCGATCAAGAGCAACAAGAACACAACGAGCTGGTTAATGCTCACAAAGGGGATTGGATATGATCGCAGCGGGTAAATACACGGCACGGGTGGCAGACTATGGCGTACGTGTCGGCGAGACTGGCAGGCCAAGTCTTGTGGTGCGTTTTCAAGTGGACACGGAATCGGTTTTCTGGCGCGGTTTCTTCACCGAGAAAACCATGGAAATCACGACCAAGGCGCTGCACGCCATGGGCATGAAAACCGATCAGCTCGACCTACTGGCCGAGGGTCCGTCGTCGGGCGTTCTTAACCAAGACTTAGACATTTCAATTGTGGTTGAACACGAGGAGCGCGACGGTAAAAAATACGCGTTCGTGCGCTGGGTCAACGAACCATCGATTGGCGGTATTAAGAATTGCGTGAGTCGCGTCGAGGCCACCCAACTTTTCGCAGGCATCTCATTCGCGGCTAAAGCGCGGGTTGATGACATTCCGTTCTAAAGACGGTATGATTTCTTCGAGCGTCTCGCTCGTCCGGTTTTAGGTTGGTCCCCGAAATCTGATGACGAGGCGCTCCCTTTTTTGGGGGACCAAATGCAGCTTAGAGACTATCAGGCGCGAGCCGTTGATGGAGTTAGGCAGCACTATGCGAACGGCGAAAAAAGGGTGCTTTTACACCTGGCGACGGGCGGTGGAAAGACCAGGGCCTTCAGTTATATGCTTATGCAAGCCGCCGAGCGTGGCCGCAAGTGTATCATGGTGGTTCGTGGGCGAGAGCTAGTGAACCAGGCTAGTCGCCGCTTGTCCGAATCTGGCGTACACGATCACGGCGTAATGCAAGGCAACCACTGGAACTATCGACCGAGCGCGCCGATTCAAATTTGTTCGATCGACACCTTGCGAGCGCGCGGCATTTACCCCGAAGCCGACTTCGTGGTGATCGACGAATGCCACTACGCTGGCAGCAAGTCGTTCCGCGACTTCATTGATCGTTATCCTAACGCATATATTTTGAGCGTGAGCGCCACGCCGCACGTTAAGGGCGGGCTTGGGTTTTTGGCATCAAAGGTGGTTTATCCGATCTCGATTCAGGACTTAATGGATCAGGGCTATCTTGTGCGGCCACGATATTTTGCAGTGCCGAGCGATCTTGACCGGAGCGCGCTAAAGATCGATTCAAAAACCAGAGATTATACCAACAAATCCGCAGGCGAGGCCGTCGAAAAAGCGCACATCTGCGGCGATGCGATCAAGCACTATAAGACACACGGAGGGAGCCGATCGGCGATTTACTTTGCTGTGAGTGTTGAGGCCTCGGTGCGGGCTTGTCTCGACTTTAACGCTGCGGGGGTATCGGCGGCGCATATCGACGCCAAGACACCGCAAACAGAACGCGACGAAATCTTGGCCAGCCTAGAGGCCGGTAAAATAAAGGTTGTCACTAACTGTGGCGTCCTCACGACGGGCGTTGACATACCCTGCGTGGGCGCAATTATTTTGGCGCGACCAACGGCGTCGTATAATCTTTTTATTCAAATGTGCTTAGATCTCCAGACTGAAGTTTTGACAAAAAACGGGTTTAAAAAATATGGTGAAATAAATGAAGGTGATGATGTTGCATCATTTGACATGGAAAATGAATTAATTGAATGGTCAAAAGCAGAAAACATTTTTTCAAGAACAATTAGTAAACACGAAGAAATGTTTGAATATAAATCGCCTCATTTAGATTTCAGAATAACATGTGGCCATGATGTTATTATTCGCGCAGGAAGAAATCATAAATCAGGTAAATGGAAAAAAATAAAAGCAAAAGACTTAGCCAATAGAAAAGCTGAATACAGCATTCCGACTGCGGCAATCCAAAAAGCAAAAGGAATAGGTTTAACACCAGATGAATTATTTTTTATCGGATTTTGGATAGCCGATGGAACAATTGGTAAAACAACTGGACATCTGTCTATATCACAAGCACAGCACCAGCCGTGGATTGAAGATCTAAGAAAATTATTTAATCGTTTAGGTTTTAAATTTAGAGAAGCCTTCTATAAGGGCGAAACTCAATTTAATGAGACATCGCCTAGAATTATATTTCATTTTTACCGAGGTCGGGAAAGCAGAGTTGGAATATGGGGATCGGGAGGATCGAGGGAAAAACAAGGTATAAGCCGCTTAGATAAATACCTAGACAAAAATTTTAGTCCATTATTTGAAGACATGAACAGAGAGGAATTAAGCCATTTTCT